CCGGTCACGTGTTATTTTATCCACTTTTACTTTTGTACCAAAATACTCGCAAGTAACTTGATGCAGTAAGATAAGCAAATGTTCGGCGACAATGAAAGTATCGTCCCCCAGAACTGCAATACTATTATTCTTATTAATCCAATATATGCTAGAAACTTTTCCGAAAATATCATGTTGGAAAAGATCTTTTCCTCTATTGATCCACGAAATAAAATCAACTCTGTATTTCTGAGTTAAATCTTTTAAACGTTGTGCATAGACCCATAAAGTGTAGTTCCAAAAAGTGTCCATTGCTGAAGTATTATAAGATCCAGACTTAACACCAGTACTCATAGAAAAAACGTTTTTGTCAACGACAACTGGTGAATTTTTTGAATAGAATCTTAATAATTCATACTCCTTACGTTGGTTAGAGTCTTTAAATTTAATATTTAATCTATTAATAGCAAAGAATAGATCATGTGCTAGAGAAGGAACAGTTCTATCGAATTGTGAATAATCAATAGAATACCCAGCACGTTTACTCTCACCGATTTCAGAACGCAAAGGTTTTATAACCCTATCTGATATTTGAGCGTTCGTCAAGCCAATCGTACATAACGGTTTCGGTGCACTTAGCATAGTACTTTTAAAGTTATCTTGTAATCCACTAAAATATTTCGCTTCAAGACTAACAATTCGATGTGGAACACACCAAACCTGCCTAACCTTAAGTAGAACATCCTTCGGATTCTCGCCTTCCTGAAATTGTGTTCTATGATAAGGCCAAACTGGATTCGCTAATAATGGAGTCTTCATAGTTGAGTATAAAGTTGGTTCCTTAGAAAACGAATTCAGCCAGTTCAGGGTATCAGTCTGATTTAAGTTACTGTTCTTAGCAACAAAAAAAGGAGCACCTGAATTTGAATTATTTGTAGTAATTTTTAAAGCTTCTTCATTAGTTAAACTTGATTGTTTATTTGGACATATCATTCCTAAGTCGTGAGCCGCAATTACAGCCGATGCAACAATTTCTGAAATGCAGGTCGGAGAGAAATTCCGATCAGAGCTGGCATACTGCTCGACACAGTACAAATCCATCTTCTTAACTTGCGATGCAGTAATTTGCTTTGGTAATTCCGGTGTATACTCAGGAGCACGATCACTAAAGTGATCATAAGAAAGATAGTCAACGTTATACCCCCGATAATTTTGAGGTGTGTCATATAGCGTTGTAGGAACACCATTTCTTTTGATTGTTCTGTGCAATTTGCACTTGATGTCTTCATTGATTGGATGCCATCTTCGTCTCGAAACAACGGACTCTCGATTGCGAGCGTCTTTTGATGGTTGTTGTAGTTTCCCGATAGCATGTCTGGAGAATTCTGATCTGTCTGATAGTCCATAAATTGCCTTAATGTGCTTGTCAGCGGATTTTTGCAACGTCCGGTCAGTATGATGACTAGAATGAATCTGGTTACGAACCTGATTAATTATATTTTTCATGGCAATTGAAATCCTATATAAATAGAATGCCGGCGTAAAAACATGATATAATCAGCACAAATTATATATATTAGAACGGGCACTTAGGTCAGCATGTAGCCAAACGAATGGAATCCGGATACAGAAAATCTGTAAATTAGTCATTAGCTGAGTCAACTAAAATTGGTGGAG